CGCTTTTTCTTGAAGCAATGGATCTGATTGAAAAGGGTATTCGTAGACCGGAGTCTAAAACATATTTCCGGATATGGGAAAAGGATACTGACGGAAAGTATCAGGCAGTAGAATTGAATTTTAGTAATATATAAAAACAACCTGTATGAGACGCATACAGCACGTCTCATACACAAAACAACACACACATGTTAAATTGGTTTATCACAGGAATTAAGTATGAGAAAACAGCCGAGGAGGGCAAAATCGTAAAGGTAAATGAAAACTACCTGGTGGATGCCCTTTCCTTCACTGAAGCTGAGGCAAGGATTAATGAAGAAATGAAGCCGTTCATAAGCGGTGAATTCGTAGTATCTAAAGTAAAAAGGGCACGAATTAATGAATTGTTTGCTAATCCAAATGGTGACAAATGGTATCGTTGCCGGGTATACTTCATTTCATTGGATGAAGAAAAAGGAATTGAGAAAAGAACTGCAACAACCATGTTTGTCCAGGCTAATGATGTAAAAGAAGCATGGGATGGTTTAAAGGCAGGAATGAACGGATCCATGGCCGATTATCAGGTTGCTGCTATTACTGAGACAGACATTATGGATGTATTTCCATTTGTAGAACCTAAAACAACCGTATTTAAAAAAGATGAATGTGTTTTTCAATATTGCCCGCATCCTGAGATCTGCAAGAAAGATGGATGTCAATGTAAAAAATAAGAATATGAAAAAGACAGTACAGATAGAAGAAAGCAAAGCAAGAAGCATGTATAATACGGCTTCACCTGAATTCAAGCAATTGCTTGAAGATACATTTGGGAAAGAGTTTTTCTCGGTTAAAATAACAGATCGTGTAAAAACGTATGAGGATGCATGTTCTGAACTTGGAGAAACCCCACTAAATGAATCGGAACTTAAAAGTGCAGGTTTTACAACCGACGAAATTAATTACCGAAAATTAAAAACGGTAACTAAGGCTCTTAACGAGGGATGGGTTCCGGACTGGAACAATGACAAACAACAAAAGTGGTATCCTTATTTCCGGCTGTCCTCGGGCGTGTTTGTGTTCTGCGATACGGATTACAACGACTCGCGTGCGTACGCGGGGAACGGGTCGCGGCTTTGTTTTCCCAATGACGAACTGGCAACTTATGCAGGGAAGCAATTCTCTGAGATTTATAAAAATTTTATGTTTTAATCAATAATTAATCAGCTTATCCAATCATTGACTGACTGATTGGATAAGCAAAAAAACAACACACACAATGAATAAAGAAGAAAAAGAAGTAGCAGTAAAAGAAGTGAAAGAAAACGTCATTGTACGTATTAAGACTTTCGAAGATGCAATGAAAGAAACCGGACGTCCTGAAGTTCCTGAATTTTTAGATTTACCGGAGGATTTACGTGAGTATTTTAAAGCGCAATACAAAGCAGTTGTAATTGCTGAGGCACTTAATGAAGGTACCAAAATGGACTGGGCAGACGAAGATCAACGTAAATGGTTACCCTGGTTCCGGCTGTCCTCGGGCGTGTTTGTGTTCTGCGGTGCGGGTTACGGCTACTCGTTTGCGAGCGCGGGGGACGGGTCGCGGCTTTGTTTCAAAAGTGAAGAATTGGCAGAGTATGCAGGCAAACAGTTCTTAGATATTTACTCAGCACTTTTGCAGAAATAGAAATTAAAGGTTGTATGTTTTTGTGAGCTGTCCTCGGGCGTGTTTGTGTTCTACGATACGAATTACAACTACTCGAATGCGAACGCAGGGAACAGGTCGCAGCTATGCTAACTGATTTTTACAGAAACATAGACCTTGCCACTCGGCAAAAAATAACAAGTTCAAAAGGTGCTGGTAGGGAAACTGAAAGCTCCGATACGAAAAGCAAAGATGAAAAGATATAGTAATTTATTTGATAAAGTATGTAGCCTTGATAACCTGTATTTAGCCTGTCAGAAGGCTAAATCAGGAAAGGCTAAAACTTACGGAGTGACGCTCTTTGAAAAAGACCTGGACAACAATATAAGACAGATTCAAACTGAACTGATCACCGGAACATACAAAACATCAGATTACAGCATTTTTACTATAACGGATCCGAAAGTGAGATTAGTTTACCGGCTTCCATTTAGGGACAGAGTTGTTCACCATGCGATCATGAATATATTAGAACCTGTATGGGTTTCAGTATTTGTTTCTCACAGTTATGCCTGCATAAAGGGAAAAGGTATACACGGAGTTTTAAAAGCAATTAAACGGGATTTAAAGGACGTTGAAAATACTCAGTATTGTCTCAAAATGGATATCAAGAAGTTTTATCCAACAATTGACCATGACATTTTAAAAGCAATTATCCGAAAGAAAATAAAGGATCAAAAACTTTTGCAATTACTTGATGGTATAATTGACTCGGCTCCCGGACTTCCCATTGGTAACTATCTAAGTCAATTTTTCGCAAATCTCTACCTTTCATATTTTGATCACTGGCTAAAAGAGGAAAAGAAAGTAAAATACTTTTATAGGTACGCGGATGATATCGTGATACTGGCAAAGGATAAAGCCTACTTACACGGATTATTGGTTGATATAAATAATTACTTAGTGGATCGTTTAAACATTCAGTTAAAAGGCAATTATCAGGTTTTTCCGGTCGAAAGCAGAGGTATAGACTTCGTCGGTTATGTTTTCTATCATACGCATATTTTAATGCGTAAATCAATTAAAAAACGGTTCTGCAGGAAGGTAGCAAAATTAAATAAAAAAAACCTGGACCCGAAACAATACAAAATGCAAGTATCTCCCTGGCTAGGATGGGCGAAACACTGCAACTCAAAACACTTACAAAAAAAGATACTCAAAAATGAAGAAATTTTCTGAATTAGGCATAAAAGCAGATGAGGACAAAAACATATTTCCTGTTGAAATAATATCCATTACCGATGTAACAAATTGTGAAATTGAAGTCCTAGACTTTGCACCTGATGTAAAAACGCAATACGGTGATGGTAGATATGTAGTTAAAATCAAATATGAAAATGCAGAACGTAAATTTTTTACAAATGCCACCAAAATAAAAGAGATCCTGGATAAAGTAGATAAAAAGGATTTCCCTTTTCAGACAACGATTAAAACACAAAAATTCGGTAACAATAAAAAGACATTTTACTTTACATAAATATTAAACACACAAGAAAATGGAATTAAATTCAGAATTAGATAGGCTTAGAAAGTATTCTTCAATTGAGGCTGAATTAAAAAGAGCTGAAATTTTACATCCGGATTATCCAACTGATATGTTCAGGCAAGTAGCAATTTTAAATGAAGAGTCCGGAGAAGTAACAAAATCGGTTTTAGATTATCATTATGAAGGTGGAAGTTTAGAACACATACAAGAAGAATTGATTCAAACGGCTGCAATGTGTATGAGAATGCTAATGAATTTACCCTGATAAAGTATGGCCAACGAAAACAATCCGAAAGCTAAAGGATCCTGGGGGCAACGATCCCCCAGAACAGGATCGGAACTAAATATCATTTGTTCTGAGTTTTTTGAAAAATTGATTGTTCCGGAACAATGGAAGTTCATGCAGTGGCAGAACGTGATTGATAAACAAATGATATCACAAGCCAACCCGAACGGAACGCTGATCAGTGTCGGTAAGATATACCGGGATATGCGGACTAGTGGAATTGATCTCATGCATTACAGGGTATGTTTCCTGACCTTTCCGGAACGTGGTGGTATTTGTGAAAAGTCAATCATTGATTTTGGAAAGTTCAAGTATCACACGATAGTAACGAATAAGACCATTGAACAATTGAACGTATGGATTGCAGATCATTTTAATGAATTAAAACCCATTACCACTGAAGGTGAAAAAGAAGTTCCAGACAATGAAAAAAACGACGGCCTACAACATTTTAGAGATAGATACGGAACTTGAATGGCTAATGTCCTTTAATGATTTATACCTGAAAGAAATTGAAGAATTGAAAATGAAAAAAATCAATCTTTATGAACAATCAACAGTTACTACTTGATTTTACAGAAATAAAGGTAAGGCATGTTACCCGGCTTGCTGATACCAGGGCACGGGACTCGGAAGGTCATTATACAAATGAAATAGGGAACGATGGTAATACTGAAGAAAGGTTACGTGAGCAATTACACATATTAAGAATAAACAGTAGCATATGGCTTAAAAACAGAGATGTTGAGATAGCAGAACTTAAACAGGAACTTAAAAAATATAAGAATGAGTAACTTAATAATCGCAATTGATTTTGATGGAACAATAGTAAAAGACCAATTCCCTGAAATCGGCGAAATGGTTGAGGGAGCAAAAGAGGCAATTAATCAGCTATATGCTGATGGTTATACTATTATAATATGGAGTTGCCGGACACGAATAAACAAAGCCAGGGCAATTGAATGGTTAGCTAAAAATGGTATAAAATACCACCGGTTTAATGAAAGTTGTCCGTTTAACCTGGCTAAATATGGTGGAGTGGATACTCGAAAAGTTTATGCAGATATTTACATAGATGACCGGATGCTTTTTAAACTTCCTACATGGGATGAGATATACTGGATAGTTCGTGATTTAGTACCAACTTATGCAGACAAGGTAGGTAGGGACGGATTCTTATAAATTTTAATAATTAAAAAAGCTAATGCGAAAACGTAGACATCCAAAACATGTAAGTACTAAGCTGAGTGCTGACCGGGTTAAAGAAATTATCCGTCTGCATTATGACCCTGAAAGGCGGGATAGGTGTAAACTGGCTATTTATCGCATAAAAATTAAACCAATTACAGGTATAAGTGAAAGGACTTTCTGGAGATATATGAACGAAATAGAGACCGAGGATACAAAAATACCGGATGATCCTAATCAATTGAAATTATTTGAATAATTAAAAATGATTTTAATAAAAAACCTCACAGCGATGTGGGGTTTTTTTTATGTAATGTTGTAGTATATAAAATAATAGTCTGTAGTAATTATTTTATATTAAGAAAATACATGTTGCTTAACATAAAAAGAAAATATTTTATTGTGAATAATAAATATTTATTATCCGTACATTTGCATCGCAGATTTTTACTTTCATATACAGGCGTATCTCCTATAGGGAGTCTACGCGAGCCGTTTGGAGCGGCACAAAAATTACGCCTGTGGTGTAGTAAGAGTCTGCAGCGTGTAGACTCTTTTTTTTTATAAATATATCACAAACACCTTGAATTTATGTCAGTACAATTTCATGAAAAAGATTTTACTATAACAGTACCTGTTATTATGAATCCTGTAGAAATATGGTTAGAAACAACCGATGAATTAATCAACGTATTAAAATCGGAAGATCCGGATTTAAATGATGGTAATAGCCGTAGAAAAGTTTTGGAAGTATTAAGAAATATGATGCCGGATTTAGAAACAGCTAAAAAAATGACTTTTGGAATTACCTATTAAGTACAATATAGATATTAACCTTAAAAAACATTATTATGGAAAAAAGTGACTTTGATAAGTTGACAAAACAGGAAAAGTTGAAAGTGCCAGTTAAAGACTTGCCGAAACAACAGAAAATGTCGAAAGGATGCCTTGGTTTGCTAATAATAGTAGCGATTATTATTGCAATAGTAGGGGTTTTTCAAAATTCAAACAATGATAAGGTAGCTGAAAACTTAAAAAAGGGGATAGATAGTACTTCTCTTTATTATTATTCGAAAGTGATGGCTCAACAATACGTTAAACAGGTATTAAAAGCTCCATCCACTGCAAAGTTTCCGGATGAAGAGTTACATATTGGATATAATCCTGATAGTACTGTCATAGTAAAGATTGGTGTTGACGCTCAAAACTCTTATGGTGCAATGATTCGATCAAATTATATCCTTAAAATGAAATGGTATAAAGATTTTACGGATACGGAAAACTGGCGTAATTTGGCGATAGCGGATGAAAATAATTAAATAAAAAACCCCTGTGCAAATCAGCACAGGGGTTTTTTATTTAAATCCGACACTTACAACCGGTGTTACTGATATAGTAGGCAGTATCTTCACCGCTGAATTATCAGTTACCTGAACAGAATAAGTTTCCATACTATCAATCAAATCATCATGGTCGTGATCGGTGGCAGAACCTACAGAGGTTAGGTAACGAAAGAAGTCGCCTTTGAGATTGTAAAGGTTGTAATTGATGGCATCCAACAGATCAAAGAATTCTAGGGCTTTTGTTTCATGATTCAGTTCTTTGGCCGACGGTGCACGGTTGGCAGTAACAACATGGAGTGTAACGCTTACATCGGCACCTCGTACG